AGTATAAAATCAAACGTCGATGAGTTTGCAAAAGTAATCGACGATTTCGGAAGAAAACAACTGCCTTATGCGGTCTCGCTGACAATCAATAAATTAGCGAAGGCTGTAGTAGCTGGAGAGGTCGAGGGGATTGCTGAAACTTTTCCTACGGCAACACCCTTCACGAAGGGTGGCGTATCCTTTATTCCGTCCAACAAAAATATATTGGAAGCTGTGGTGTTTGTAAAAGACATTCAGGCTGAGTATTTGGAGCCGTATGAATTTGGTGGAAATGAAATTCCTGCCGGACCCTCTCATACAGCGATGCTAAGACCTATAGGAATAAAAACGAACCAATACGGAAACATTCCATACCAGCGTGTTAAAAACTTGAAGGCACAACCCAATGTTTTTTCCGGGGAAGTTAAATTAAAAAACGGAACTAGGATTGGTGGAGTGTTTCAGCGACTTAAGGGTAAGGGTGGAGGTCCAAGATTAAAAATTCTGGTGCGTTTCGCCGATCCACATGCGGTTCATGAAGAACTGCATTATTTTGATCGAGCAAGAAAAATTGTGGAGAGTAATTTTCTTGAACTTATGAATGAATCAATGGCACGCGCTTTAGAGACTGCAAAATGACCATAGAAAATCTTTTGCAGACTGCAAAACATTTTAATGTTGACCGGAAAACTATACGGTCAACAATCGCAAAATATAAAAACTTTCCGTGCAGGAAAAATCCTGATAACGGCCGAACGGAATTTGACTGGAAAAAAATAAGTGATTGGATTGATGAAGGCAACGATTGGTGGAGAGGCGAGCGAGTTCAACCTGACAAAGAGGATTTGCCAGACAACATAAAAAGACTCCGTAAGGAAATAAACTCAAAAGATAGCAAGAGTGCTGTCCAGACAAAGTTGTTGCAGCTTGAATATGACAAAAAGCGTGGCGTCCTTGTGGAGCGTGAGGAAATTATATCGCGCATGATCATCCTGATATCGCGCGTTGCGAAACAGATGGAAATGATGCCAAATTTGATCGGAAAAAAAATGGGACTTCCGAACGAAACCATAGAGCTTTTCCGCCTTCACATGGATCAGGCGCGCGAGGCTTTGGTAAACGACTCTGAGACTGCATTCTCTAAGGATGAAATGGCTGGTGTATAATGTGGGGAAACGACGAACGTGAGATTTTGGAGTTTTATCGGCCGCGCGAGCGTCTTTCTGTTTCTGAATTTTCTGAAAAATATCGCTGGCTGTTCAACGAAGGCGGTGGACACGTTGGCAAGTGGGACAACAACATCGTCCCCTATTTGAATGATCCGATGGACGAGCTTGATAATTTTGACGTTCAGACAATTGTTATCGTCGGGCCGGGACAATCAGGAAAAACTTCCATAGCGGAAAACTGGCTGATGCGCTCGATCAAGGCGAGTCCAGGAAATTTTTTGTGGTATATGCAGACCGACGACAGTTTGGAGGCGTATGTAAAAAGCCGAATCAATCCAATGATTCAGAACCACACGTTTCTGAAAGAATCTCTTGGTAAAAAACCGACCGACGACAGCTTGCATTTTAAGGACTTCCGCACGATGCGGATTGAGCTGTTATCGGCAACATATTCAAACCTGATCAACAAATCAGCCCCGCGCATTGTGGCTGACGAAATCGATGCGTATCCCGAAAGCCTTGGCAACATTAAGCCTCTGCTCGATGTGCGCCGTCAAACTTTCGGAAATGAATCAAAGTTACTGATCACAAGCCATCCTGATCGCGCGCGCGGGATGAATCCTGATCGTGATTGGACTGACGGAGTGATGGGAGTCTACGCCGATTCAGATCGGCGCGTGTGGTACTGGAAATGTCCAAGCTGCGGCGCGTGGTCGTCGCCGTGTCCTCTAGCTGATCGATTTATGGATTTGTCATATCCTGAAGACGGTTCGCTCGATGAGATACAAGAAAAAGCCGTTTTGGTTTGCCCGGTCAACGGTTGCGCGATTACTGATGCTGAACGTCTCAAAATGAATGCTGACGGAGGACGGTGGATAGCTACAGGACAATCTATAACGGTCGAAGGTGTCGTTACAGGCGAGCGCGTTAAACGCGCTATAGCCGGGTTCTGGGTCGTAGGCACTATGTCACCGTTTCTTCTGGGAGGTATTGGTGCGCTCGCGCGCGCAAAGGTGAAGGCAGAGCGTGAGTTTGAAGTTTCTGGTGAAGAGCAAACATTGAAAGAGGTGATGGTCAAGCAATGTGGGATTCCTTACACGCCTCCTCGTTCGATGGGAACAGTGACCGCGAATGATCTGGCGGCGCGCTCTGAAGAAAGGTTGGTTTTAAAAACTGTTCCTCAAGGTGTCAGATTTTTGACTGCTGCATTCGATATTCAGGTGGCGCATTTTGATGTAATGGTGCGCGGTTGGGGGATAGGTGGAGAAAGCTGGATTGTTGATAAGTTTAGAGTCTCTGGTGATCCGGCAACAAATCCTAACGACTGGGATGAGATGATAAATTTATTGTTGAAACGTGCATATCCTCTGTCAGAAAATTCAGAAAAGGCGATGCCAATTCGTGGAATAGGATGGGACTCAGGCGGTCTGCCCGGTGTGACTCGGCAAGCATATGACGCTTGGATGCGCTGGAAAGATAAAGGTCTGGTTCGAAATTACGGAATTGTAAATGAGAAAGAGGCTTGGTCGGCGTTACCGATGAAAGGTGCGTCGAGCGTGATGGCAAAAAAACTGACGGTGACTTATCCAGATAATTCAGGAAATAAACAACGCGCCGCGTCTAAGGGTGTTGTTCCGGTTGCGATGTTCAACCCAAACCTTTTTAAGGATGAACTGAACGGTCAATTGCAGAAAGGTGATGAGGGTCCGTGGTATGTTCATTTTCCAAAATCACTGGCCAACCGCGCGCCGCCTCACCCTTGGTTCGAGCAGCTCGTGGCTGAAATTCGAGATGCGCTCGGTAAGTGGGCAAAAGTTAACAAGGGCGCAAGGAATGAAGCTTTGGATTTGATGGTAATGACCCATGTAATCGCCCATCTTCATGGAGTTTCGCAGATAAAGTGGGACAAACCGCCGCAATGGGCGGCTCCGTGGGAAACAAATAGTTTTCTGATTCCAGTGGAAAATGTCGCGACTTTGGAGCAGGTTCGAAAAGACTCTGGGTACAAATCAACTGATTCGGGTGTTAAGATCGTAGTCCAGTCAACCAATAAGAAAAAATCTTTGAGTGATATGCTCCCGTGATCCCTAGGTAAAAAAATGTACGATCCATCAAAATCTGATCTCGTCGGAATACCAACTGCAACCTTGCAGCAATGGCTTTTGGACTCGCAACAGGCGATGCATGATTTGATGACCGGCTCTAAGGTCGTTCAAGTTGCTTATCAGCAAGGCGACGGACAAAAAATGGTTACATATAAACACCCCGATATCAGTATGCTGCGTGGATACATACAGGAATTGAAAGCGCAGCTAGGCATCACTTGCGGTCGTCGTCCCCTGACTCCTATATTCACATCTGGGAGATCATAATGGATGGCCAAGTAAAAATCCTTGATTCTTCAGGCAAGCCGATGACACCAGCGACTGTCAATAATCGCATGGGTGCGATTTCTGGTAACGGGCTGTCTGGTTCTACGCCTTATGACTCGGCGGACATGCGCGGTCAACGCATGGGAACTTGGAATCCTTTTCTCGGCTCACCGGATCAGGAAATCAATTTATGGCGTGATCGTATTGTTAGCCGCTCGCGCGATATTACGCGCAACGATGGTTGGGCTACCGGCGCGGTGACGCGTACGTTGGATAATATAATCGGAGGATGTTTTCGTCCGATTGCAAAACCAGATTACCGCGCTCTTCAAGCATACACCGGGAACAAAAAATTTGATGCTGTATGGGCAACAGAATATGGCCGCGAATTGGAAGCTCACTATCGCACCTGGGCGAATGATCCAAACCATTATTGCGATGCAGCGCGCCGTCAAACTATTTCTGAAATTCTCTATCTTGCGTTACGTCATCAATTGATCGACGGCGATTGCGTAGCCACTGCTTTATGGCTTCCAGAGAGAATTGGGTACGGAAAAGCTCGTTATGCTACTTCGATACAGCTCATCGATCCTGATCGTCTCAGCAATCCTCAAAATCAATACGATAATCAAACCTGGCGCGGAGGAGTAAAAGTCGATCATCTTGGCGCGCCGGTAGGTTACTATATTCGCCGCGCGCATATCGGTGATTGGTTCAACGCTGCTGATGCGATGATCTGGGACGAATTACCCCGCGAAACTTCATGGGGCCGTCCTGTTGTTATTCATTCCTTCGTCGCTGATCGGGCCGGGCAGCATCGCGGTGGTATCGGTATTTTTAATTCTGTCATGGAGCGTCTGAAGATGCTCACGCAGTATGACGGCGCTGAACTCGATCAGGCGGTCATCAATGCGATTTTTGGGGCCTATATAAAATCGCCGTTCGATCCTGAGATTGTAGCTTCGGCTCTCGGTAACGAGGGAGCGCTGAACGCTTATCAGCAAGAGCGAATTAAATATCACCAAGGTCGAAATATCAATGTCGGCGGCGCGAAGATGCCGCACTTGTTTCCCGGCGAAGAAATCGTGACCGTGAAGGCCGAACATCCGGCCGCTGCGTTTGCTGATTTTCAGGCAACATTTCTTCGAAACTTTGCGTCGGCTACAGGCTTGTCTTACGAACAGGTGAGTAGCGATTGGTCAAAATCGAATTATAGTTCGGCGCGCGGAGCGATTGTCGAAGCATGGAAAACATTGCAGCGCCGCCGCGCGCATTTCTCAACTGGTTTTGCCAATCCAGTTTTCTCGCTGTTTGTAGAGGAATGTTTTGACGTTGATCATCTTCCTCTGCCAAAAGACGCACCTGAATTTGCAGAATGTCGTGGAGCGTACTCAGCATGTCGCTGGCTCGGACCTTCGCGTGGAGCTATCGATCTCGACAAGGAAATCAAGGGCAGTATGTTGTCGATGGAGGCTGGCCTGTCTACGCTGGAGGCAGAAGCTGAAATTTACGGTGAGGATTGGGAAGAAACGCTCGACCAACGTAAGACAGAGATCGACGCGTTCAAAGAGCGCGGCATTCCTGTTCCTTCGTGGGGCAACAAACCTGACGAAGTTGTGCAAACTGAAAGGATTGGTTGATCATGAATCGATTCCCGGAATTATCTCAGCGAATATTCAATACACCGCTCGCGATTTCTCCGGCGAAAGCGGAGATTATTCTGTGCGGTTTGTACGGCCGATTTGGAGTAATGGAAGCATATCGTGAAGATGGCTCTGAAATACACCTCGCAGCGCAAATCGCGAACGGTCAAGTCGGTTCTGAAAAAGATTACGCGGTTGAGCAGGGTATAGCGATTATTCCGGTAACTGGAACTCTCGTCCACAAGAGCAGCTATATGGGTGCTCTTTCTGGTGTGACCGGGTATGATCGAGTTCGCCGTGATTTTAATGCTGCGCTTTCTGATTCTACCGTCAAAGGAATTGCTTTCGATATCGATTCTGGTGGGGGCGAAGTTTCTGGTTGTTTTGATCTTGTCGAAGAAATTTACGCCGCGCGCGGCGGTGGTAAGCCGATGATGGCGATCTTGAGTGAGTGTGCATATTCGGCCGCATATGCGATTGCATCGGCTTGTGAAATTGTTACCGTCCCGCGCACTGGCGGCACCGGCTCGATTGGTGCGGTAATGATGCACGTTGATTGTTCAGAACATCTTGAAAAAGAAGGCATGCGCGTAACAATGATTCATTACGGCGCTCGCAAGGTAGACGGTAATGAGGCATCGCCATTGAGCAAAGAGGCGCGCGCAAAAATGCAGCACATGGTCGATGAGACTGGTGAATTATTCGTGGATACCGTTGCGCGAAATCGGCGCATGACAAAGAAGGCCGTTAGGGCGACTCAGGCCGGTACTTTTTACGGAAAATATGGCGTTGAAGCCGGACTTGCTGATGGTGTTCATTCGCCGCATGAGGCGTTTGCCGAGCTTCTTGAACTTATTTGATTGACATAAAAATCCCATAGGGATAGATTTTTATTCAACGAATCACTCAATATCTTGTTTTTCTGGAGAAACTGATGTCCAAATCCGCAACATACGCGCATCTCCTGCAATCAAACGCTGTAGCTGCCAAGGGCGCTGGCGCGAAAGAAGTCGATCCGAACGAATCAGAAACAATGGAAGCTCCTCCCGCCAATGATAAGGAAGATGGCAAGAAAGCCAAATCCAAGGCCAAAGTGAAGGCCGGTGAGGGCGATACAGAAGAAGACGAGGAAGATAAAGATTCTGACGAAGGCGAAAGCGACGAGAAAAAGGAAAAGAAAAAGGAAAAGGAAAATAAGGATCGCGATGACAAAGAGGACAAAAAAAGCAAAAAGGCTGCTGCCTCTGGGGATATGATCCGCGCTGCTGTTCTCGAAGAGCGCATTCGTTGCGCGACTATTTTCCGTAGTCAAGCTGCTGCTGGTC